GCGTACTCTTTCTTGTAATCACGTGCCATGATTTGCTCCTAGTGTTTTGGGTTGAACTCGCAACTGCGGACTGGACACCAGCCACACAGCGGCGTTTGATTGGGGTGCCAAACGTTGTTTGAAAAAGAAGCGTAAAGCTTTGACACCCGAAGCCGGTATTGCCACCAGCCGGACTCCACGTCTTCCCTGCTCATGCGATGCTTGACCATCGTCTCCTTCACAACAAACAACAGCGCTGAGTCAACCTGACGGATGTGGGGGAAGTGCTCAAACACCATCAGCGACATGAGCGTTAACTGATCTCTGTCTGGATACTTGTCGTTGCCAGTCTTGTAGTCCACGATGCGTGCGGTCAAGTCATCGTCATTGACAATCAACAAGTCAGCGATACCACGCACCCACACGTTCTCGTCTTTGAACCCACACGGCACCAGCTTCTCAGTCAGCGCCATCTCGTACTCGGGATACTTGCGCCCCGGCTTTGCCATCAGCGCATCGAGCGTGGGTTGTAAGAAGGAGAACTGCGGGGGTATCGGGGTGCCGTCCCGCACGAAGTCCTCGGCTGCTTTGTGAAGTTCTTTCCCATAACGAATCTGCTCAGTCTCAGGCGAGGGGTAGTTCTTTAAAACACGTACCTCGTAGTACCGCCTGCCGCAACCTTCGAAATCTTTGAGGCCGCTGTGCGACCACGTTATGGGCTTGTCCATCAGAACCTCGCTGAAAGAATCGCTTTGTTGAGTCGGGAGGAGAAAGCGCAAACAAAGTCCTCGTTGGCCTCCAGCTTGCTGCCCATGTCTTTGAGTATGGCGTGGGTCAACTCATGCCAGAACGTGTCGTACACATCCTCCTGTTTGTAGCGCTCGTTGGTCAGAGCGCTGCGCTCGGCAACAAAGATGTCTGCTGTGTCGTAGTTGGTGTTACCCATCGTGCCCTTGGCCCACATCTTGTCGATGACGTTTACTTTGTACCAGCGCTTGCCTACCTTCAGTCGTTTTGGAATTCTCATTTTGCATCTCCATATCGTTGTCCAGAGTCAATATCAGCAGCCAATGGAATCCCCGGCATATACCGTGGCTCCATAGTCATCTGCGCTAAAACCCATGTTTTAGCGTCTTCTGTTTCCGACTCTGGTACTGCCACTACAACCTCGTCATGCACCGTCAAAACACATGGATACCTGTTCTGTATCCGTAGCATCCCGTCCGTCATGACGCACCTAGCCACTGCCTGAACGATGTTTTCAGTCAGTTTACCGCCGTACAACTTACGACCTTCGCCGTATGTCCACTGCATCCGCCCCTTTTCATCGGGGGTTCCTTTCAACCCTGGGTAACGTAACGCCAACCCACTGGGTAATATTACTCTCTCCTTCTCAAATGTCAAACATTTGTGGGTGTACTGCTTGCCTCCCACCAAGCTGTGGTGGATAGCGCCATCGCACATCTCCCAGAACTCTTTGACCGCACCCGCAGCCTCACGGTACTTGTCGATGATCTTCTTGGCAGACACGCAGTGGATGACCAACTCCTGCTCTGTACACGTATGGGGTATCTCCTGCATGCGCTTGATGTTCTCGTCCCACTCCACAAAGCGGTTGAGGTACTCACCATCCACACCAAGCTGCTTGGCAAACGCTTTGTCGTATCGAGTCGGCGGCGCACCGAGGAACCCAGTCAACAACTGCGCAGCGAACGCTGCCCACCCTAGCCCATAGCCGCACCCCAGTAGCGCAGACTTGGCTGACTGACGCAGGTCAGGGTGGCTCTCTTTACTCAAGCCGGGGATGCCAAACATCTGCGCACCGAACTGGGCGTACGCATCCTGACCAGACCTGAATATCTCCAACAACTCGCTGTAGTTACACAGCCACGCAAGAACACGCGGCTCGATCTGCGACAAGTCACATACCACCAACGTGTGTCCAGCAGGAGCCATGATCGACTTACGCAGGAACGAACCACGTTTCAGGTTCTGAAGGTTTAGTCCTGAACCTTTGCTGGCAGACCAGCGCCCTGTATGTGCGCCGTAATAGTTAAGGGGTACCGGAAGTGCGCCGCGTTGCGCAATGTCCAAGAATCTCTGCGCTCGTGTACGTTCCAGTGTTGATTTAACGGCCAGCCTCGCTTCACAAAGGAGCGCAACATCTTCATTGTCGGAGTTAAGCAGCGCTTGGAAGAGAGCATCGTTCTTAGCAAGCGCGAATGCTTTCTGGCCGGTTGTCTTACTAATTTTTGTTGGCGGCTCAACCGCAAGAGTATGTAGTAGTTCAGCAAACTGCGGGTTGCTCGCGAGAGTGGACTCCTCCACGCCAAGACGTAATAGAAGCGATTCTCTCTTTGTCTTCTCTTCCTCAATAGCCGCATTGAGCATCTCCTTGTCAAGTTCTAGTACCGGGTTGGTGAACATCTTGAGCGTGAGGTCGATCAGCTTTAACTCCTTGGCGGGATAGCCCTTGACCAATCGCTTGAACACCTCCTCACACAAGTACACATCGTGGGCGCAGTAGTCAGCTAACTCACGCTCGATCTCAGGCGTCAACTCAGCCAACCCGTCCGTGCTGTACACAGCCTGACCTTTGGGGGGCAGACCAAACTCATCCGCCAGCTTAGCCAAACTGTTGCCTGCCTCCACCCCACGCAGGGCACGCGCCATGGAGAGCGAGTCGAAGATGAACGCAGGTTTGGCCCCGTATACCCACGAGAGGATGGCGACATCAAACTGTGCGTTGTGCGCCAGCACTGCTGTGGTTGACCAGTCGATGGCGTTGAATGTGTCTTGTAAATCTTTGTGCGTCACCCACACCGTGCCGGGTACGTCGTACGTTTTGATGCAACAACCAAACGCTTTGAACAAGTTGTCACGAATGTACTGCTCAGTCGTGAGTTTGCTTAGCGTGTAGTCCTTGCGATCCCACCGTGTTTCAAAGTCAATTACCAGTATGTTCTCGTATGGCTGCTTGGACATGCTCGATGTTCTCCTCATTTATGACTAGCGCGATGCCGCCTGCATCACGAATTTTTTGCAGTTCCAGTTCCTGCAAGGCGGTGGTCTTGTTGTCCCCTGCTTTACACTCGATGGCAAAGAAGCAGCCACGGTAGCACCCAACGATGTCGGGTATGCCAGACCGTCCGTAGCCAGACATAACTGGAAAGAAGTTGTACGCACCCATCTCTTTGAGAAGAGCAACCACCTTGCGCTTGACTTTGACCTCGGGGGTTGTCATATCAGCGCCTCACCAAGCCCAATTAGCTGGTCGTGGGTTGTCTGTTTCTCCTGCATCTTTATCCGCTTGGATAATTCGCTGGGCCTCACAATTGTAAACGGATTTGTTGGATAGGGCATGGATGCTGTCCAGCGCTCGTCGTAGCTGGTGTACTTCTTCAGTTCTTGCAAGTAGCTTTTTGCGTAGCCGTTTGATTTCTTCATGTGCTTCTCCCAGTTTTAGGTCGAGTTCAACTTCATCTTGGATTGCCATAGCTCCTCCTATTTCAGTCGGTATTGATATGGTCTGACACCCCTGTTGATAACAACTACTTCTTTCGCAGCCAACTCAGCAAGCGCTCTCTGCACTGAGTTTTCGTTAACGATGTAGTATTTGGCAAGCTGCTTGGCAGTGGCGGGGCGCTTGTGCGTCTGCAAATACTCCAGCACTTTGTCTTCAACCTTCCGCATTTTCTGTCTCCACGGCAAGCTTCTTGATGTACCAGTGCGCTTTCTTCAGATCCTCCACGCCGTTCTTGTGCTTCCACCTCCACAAGTATTTGATGGCGTTGCCTGTGCAGTAACCCTCAAAGCCGTTGAGTCCTTCAGTCGCAGCTTTGATTGCGTCGATGCACTCGATGCCGCCTTGGGTGTAGTGCGACGGGTGGTTCACCATGTCTTTGTCACTCATAGTCGTGCGTCCTTTCTTTCTGGTAGTGAAGCAATCCACAGTCCGAGACAGACCATCTCAAGTTCCTCAGATACCGGTCGTTGGTACAAAGCATCTTTCCAACCCGCGTCGTATCCAACTTCATACTCCATGATCGCCTTGGCATCCCCGATACTTGTGCCATGCCATATGCCCAACATCAGACAGCCAAGCATGGCAAGCCCAATTACAAATCCTTGCACGACGTTACGTGTTGTATCTCGCATCTTGTGCCTCCTTTAAATTAAATGGGTTGTTGTAGAACGTGCTCTTTGGAACTCTCGCCTCGGGTAATCGCATGCCATCCATGTAGCGTTCTGGTTCTATGAATAACTCGTAGACATGAACCTTGGT